TAAACGATTTGACAATTCAGGAATCTCCAGACACAACGATTTCTCCCGTAGACAATCGAAGTCTATCATACAGTAAAGACCCGTGTTATACGATTATTATAAACAAGTCAATGGGAGTTGGAACTAAGGATTTAGAAGGTGGGTATACTCACGGAGATTTGTATGCTCAAGCAAGAGGGGCAAAATTGAGTAATGATGAATCTGTTGATAATGACGTTGTTTTTATTCCTAACAAAAATGTTGCATATGGAGAATTACATCCATATGGTTGTAGTTGGGAAAGTGAATCTAATTTGGTTCAAGGAAGAATTTTCGCTGAAGATAATATAGTATGTTTTTGGAATTCCCTTGCTAAAATCAACCCATGTTTACCTGTATTACGAGCCATGATGAAATATTACAACTTGGATATAACTAAATTTATGATTGAATATTATGATAGTCCATCGGGAAAATATCCAAGAACTCCATCCGATAAAATTTAAGTTGACATATTGTAAATTATAGGATATAGTATAAAAAGTGATTAAAGATATATTATTAGAAATATCACAGTTGGTTATAATTCCTCATTAATTTTCATTTCTCTTCTTGTTCGTAAACATTTTTTCCATTGTTCTGTTTTTTTCAATTTCTTTAAATATTCTTCAAATTCATCATTGGTCATACTAGATAAAAATGTTCTAAATTCGTCTGATTTTTGTTTTTTCTTTAATTTTATTTCCGGTGATTGTGATGGATTTTCAACTCCATATTTTTTTAGCATAATCTTTTTAATTTTTTTGTTTAGTATTGGAGATGCCATCAAAAAGCCACCAAAATTTTTTACACAAGTTTTTAATTTTTTATTTTTTATTTCTTGGTTTTTTGATATATTATCTACCCCATATTTTTCTAACATGGTCGCTTTTATCTGTTCCTTGACAATATCACTCTCAAATGGATTTTTCACCCCATACTTATCCATAAAACTTTGTTTGGAATTAGTCCTGAAAGATTGTAAATAAAAGTTGTGGCTTACTCCATATTTAGACATCATCGATTTTGTATAGTTTATTTTTCGTTTTATCCTAACTTCTTTAATGTTCTGTGAAATTTTCATTTTTTCAATTGATTTTTTAGATTGTTTTCTGCCTTTCATCGGCGCCAACGAATCCTCTGCAATATTATACATCATATCGCGGCAATTTTGTTTCCCGTAATCAATATATCTCTGTTCAATAATCAATAATTGAGACTCATCTTCTACCAACTCAACAATGCAAAATTCAAAATTCTCTTCTCCATATTTGTTCCATGATAATTGAAGATGTGGGTTATAATGATTATTACGTTTCAACAATCTCTTATGAGAAGGCCATCTGGAACCTATAATATCATTTGCCGACCCGACATACCATTTATTATTAATCTTGTTTAGTATTAGATATATTCCGCTTATTTTCATAATATCGTTTTAGTGCCCTTTTTTGCTCTCGTTTTTGATGTTTCCAATAGAATCTCATTCGTTTTTCTCTATCCGATATCAACTTTTCTTCGGGCGTATTATATATTTTTTTTCTTCCCATATGTAACCTCGTCTATATAAGTATCAAAAATGTTTCAAAAAAGACCAAAAATATTAAATTTATTTATTGACATAATGAGCATAATACTTTATATTTATGTTATATGATAAAATTGAAAGATATAGTAAACGAAATTACATATACAAAAAAAAAAGGCATTTGGAGACAAAGCAAATAGAATGTCTCGGCCAGAAATGTTGGAAGTATTCAACGAATTAAAATCAAAAATTGGTGGTTATTTTGCCAGATTTGAAATGGCTAGAGACTTGCCTGCCAAACTCGATTTTGGCGATTTAGATATTGTAGTCCTCAATGATAAAGGATTAAACATATTTGAATTTCTTAAACAACAATATGGTGATGCTATTGAAGATACATTGAAATCAGGTAATGTAAATAGCTTCTTATTTCGTTCACAATCTTTAGGTAAATCGGTTCACGTTGACATCATAACTACTGGTTCAGAAGAAGATTTCAATCCACAATATGAGTATTTATCATATGGAGATTTTTCCGGAATATTGGGAGTAATGAGCCGAAGACTTAGATATAATTACGGAACTCTCGGATTTTTTAAAATATTTGAAGACAAGAGAAAACAATATCATTATATTTTGATAACCAAGGATTTACGGGAAGGGTTAAAAATTTTGGGATTTGAATCTGTAATGGGAGAATTTGATAATATACAAACCAATGATGATGTTGTTAAATTCATATCGTCTTCACCATTATTTGATAGTGATTATTACAAAAATATGATGCTCAATAATTCTGATCGCAAACGATGTAGAATTGGTAGAAAGTCTGCCGATGAAATTCGTAATAAATTGTCTTCCATGAATAAACATAGAAGCATTGAAGACAATGACCATTTTCTAAAGAAACTATACCCAAATTATTATAAAAATTTACAACGAGAAATTGAAAAAATTGAAAATGTAGTGGTTATAACTAAAAAATATACTGGAGATTGGATTTTGCAAAATTTCCCCCAAATTAAGCCCGGAAAAGTGATAAACCAAATAAAAACATACTGGAAATCTCTTTATAACGACAATATTGATGGTGTACCCGAAGAAACACTAAAACAAGTTACACAAAATTATATCAATTCATTAAAATAATTAAAGATTTTTTGACGTTTTATGATTTGACGTTATATTTATTAGTATGGAGAATAACACTATATGGGAAGAAAAAAGTTACATAGAACCGAAGACGAACTTAAAAAACAACGACGAATTAGATCAGACAGATATTATGAAAAACATGGGGAAGAAATTAGAAAACGAAATCTCGAAAGATACTTTAGAAATAAGCGGAATCTACATAATTCTGAACAAAGTAAATAATAAATATTATGTTGGTAGTGCTCATGATATTATAGGAGAAAGATGGCCAGACCATAAATGTAAACTACGAAAAAACAAACACATTAATAAAAAATTACAATTGGATTGGAATATATACGGAGAAAATAATTTTGAATTTCATATCATTGAATTAGTGGATAGAATAAATAATTTTCCTACTGAACAACAGTATTTAGATTGGGCATTCAAAAATAAAGATTTAATATATAACAAGAATCCACACGCAACACATCCACCGACATTATATGGAAAAGAAAATGGATTTTATGGAAAAACACATACACAAGAAAACATAAAACACTTTTCTAAAATAAAACTTGGTAAACATCCATCAGAAGAAACTAAAAGAAAAACCAAAGAAAGTATGAAAGGTAAGCATGTTGGGGAAAACAATCCGTTTTATAAAAAGACACATTCTACGGAAAAATGCCAGAAATGGAGCGAAGAAAGAAAAAATTCAGGCAATCCAAGATTTAAACCAACTATACTCCATTGGTTTAATAAAGACCTTAATTTACACGAACATTGCACACAACATGATTTTTATCTAAAATACAAATTTAATCGTGGATTAATTAGTGAAGTAGTAAATAACAAAAAACAAAGTGTTCGTGGTTGGACTATCGTTTCCTAATACCAAGTTCGATTAAGATTTCATGTTTAACTCGACTAATGGCACCTCTAGCATCATAAGCAGGTCGCCAGATAAATGTATCTCTATCCATTCCTTGAATCTCAAACAAATCCTGTTGCATTTGTTCAAGTTTAGCTAATTTTTCTTGTAATGTCATTGTCGTGGTTCACCGAATTCATCTACTTCATTATCACGGCAATTCGTGTCCAAATCTTCTTCTGACCAACCATTCTCAAGCAATTCCAATTCCTTATTGGACTTCCCACGATTTTTTGGAATGGTTTTTTTACTGCCAAAGTTTTTCTTATACACATTTTCTTTCCAAGATTTGCCCATAATTAATTCTCCAATACCACCTTTCCATCAAAGGGAAAAAAATTGTATTCTGTCCATCCATTTTGGTTTGGAATTTGTGGACACAGTTGATGTCATAGTCTTTATTATATTCCTTTTCTATAAAAAGGCAATTACTTTTTAATCCATTCAAATGATGTTTCGCCATTGGTAGCATTCACAGACCAATAAGCAACACCATTGGTAATTGCTTCGGATTGTAATTTTTTTATTGCTGTTCGTTGACCATCACAATATCCAGCAAAATTAACAAGGAACAAAAATGCTGCAATTAGTGATAGAACAATCGCAACGCTACAATGGTCTTTAGTGATTTCAATTTTCATAGTCTTTATTATATTCCTTTTCGATTAAAAGTCAAGTTATTAAATGATGTCATAAATTGAACACAATACTTCGCAGCATCAATAGCAATCTTATTCAATTCACCCTTGTGCTTAATACTGATACCCTTGGTACTATATTCATTGTATGGTGCCTTGGATTCTAATTTATTCATAATAGAAACATTCATCAAGTGGTAGCGGGTGTAAGAAAAATAGCAAGTGGATGGATACTATTATCTTAATTTTGTGAATAATTTTGATTAATAAATTTGATACTCCACGTGGTTCTAAGAGTTGATGAATATTTTGGAATAACACAAGCAACAACGATTCCTTCTGCCGCCTCTTCGTTTATGGGCCATTTTTGTTTATCTGCTAAATTTCTAAAATATTCAATAGTATGAATAGATTTATCATATTTAATTATATCAATTTCTTGTACCATTGGAATACCAATAAGATTTGCCAATTCTTTTAATGCCATGTAATCATAAATTTTATTAGTATCCAAATTCTTTGCCCTAAACAATCGTAATTCAATACCATTAATTTTCATACGATTACCATTCAATTTGTTCCCAACTGCTTCACACTGAATGGCAAGGTTTCGATTCAATGCCAGCATTTTATTCTTCAAATCATATTTGTTCGCGGCCAACCACGGAAAACCTTCATTCTCCATCATTTCAAATCGTCTTGAACATGCCTTAAAACTACCATTTTGTGTGATAAAGGTTGTTGAACTTCCATCTGCCTTCTGCGTGATGTATAATTCCTCTCCATCTTCTAGTTCTGAGAAAACTTCTGGATACGATAATCCGTTTTCTTGGTCTGTAATACTGATTAAGTCAGTGGGGAAATTTCCCTTTTGCTTGCCACCCATTGTCGGGTCAAATGGTCGTTCGTATTTTGTAACACCAATCAACTCACTGACATCCTCACCTTCCACCCAATCATGGACTTCTGTAAGACTACCAGCAATACCATCCGAAACATTTTGAAGAAATGAATTGGCCAATGACAATGGCATTACAAGTCCTGCGCTTGCGCTTCCCTTAAATCGAGCGTTCCACACACGGAACTTCTGGCGTTCCATGAAAGCAAACTCTGGGCGATTCGGCACGATACTGTCAATGACAATAAATACAACTAATTCACCTTCACTATAGGTATTCTTTGGAATGACAACGGGCCAAGCTTTAACCAATCCCACTTCTAACTTCTCTACTTCTGGGTTAGGGTGTGGTTGAATAGAATGTAGTTTTTCAATTGATGCTAATTTCATAGTGTTATGATTATACCGATTTTGGTTTAATTGTCAACTACTTTTATGGATTACGTGTTCGGTCATAAACATCGAAGTGAGTAGCATATTTCATTGAAGCACTTCCAGTTCCACATCGCGTACCATCGGCACGCATACCACCACCAATACGCCGACCCATTTTACAATACTTACCACTAACAGTATTGATAAGATTCTTGTAAGCACAAATATAATTTGAGCACAAGCACTATATCATCCATTATTAATCATCGTCCATATCTACGAACAAGATGGACGACTCTTATAAGTTGATTTATATCCCACATAATTTTTGTCATTTCCAACAACTACATGAAATCCTAAAAAGTTTGACTCAACAATTCCTAAATCCTCCTTTATTTTAGTTCCCAACTCAAACTCCATAGGAAACCAAAAATTTGTAAAGTTTCTGCCTCCTGTTTTTAAATCTTCGGGATTATAAAACAATTCAACTTGCATATTGTGATACTTAGATAGGTATTCTGAATTAAAATAATTGTTATGTAGAGCCTTTGTTACGATAGATAGGTGGGTGCCGTGTTTTGGTCTATCCAACTTAATACAATTAAAATAATAACGGTGAATTAACCATAAATAATACCGAGAGAAATCTTCATCAAGATTGACTCGGAGGCCATCGTTTGTGAGCTTTATAATTCCTTCGATTTTAACCATTATTGCATAATATCACAATTTACAAGGATGTCAATATTTTTCATTTTTTTCTTCATTTTTATCGTCATCTTTACTATTTATACTTGACAAGGGGATTCTAATTAATCCCTATCGTAGCCTTTGCCTTCTTTTTCCAAAACCTTATCGGATGCAAAAAATCTTCCAGCTTTACGATGCCATTGTTTTTGTTTGGTGCCATTAATCTTACCCCATTCACACAACACATTATTATTATCATACAAGGTAACAATGTATTGCTTGTGATGATTACCACGAGTATTAGTCAATCGTGTGCGTGAAATCATAGATGGTTCTGGTTTAGTCCGTTCAAGAACTTCATCAATATCTAGTTTCAATGAATTTGCAGCATATCCCATAAACTGATAATTCAATGTTCGTTGTAATACTCGACGAAGTAATGCAACTTGATTCTTTAGTGTTTGTTCTGTATGTGTCATTTTATTTTCCTTTATTTATCGGTCTTAACGCAGTTGTGAATATCAATCCGACCACTATTGGGAATACCAAGTCCAGTCAATCCAAGATACTGAAAGGTATAATTGTTTCCTTCCCAATCCATTTTATTCTTCAAGATTTCTGCTCGTTCTTTGTATGTTCCCTTGAATGTGCAATCAAATGTTTTGTCTTTCCATTCAACAGTAACAGTTGTTGCGGCACCAGCCCAATTTCCTGTTCCATCGTGAATCTCAATAAACTTACATTCATCATCATCTTCGGGTTTGAGTTTCAACAGATTCTTACTACGCTTATTCTCATACCCACTATCCAAGTCTCGGAGAATTGCACCTTCTTCGTTATCACCAATAAAGGTTTGGAAGTAACTAAACATTTCATCTTCATTCTTGATTGTATATGTATTGACCGATTCAATATATTTATAAACACTATAAATGTTAGTGCCAATCCAATCCTTACGAACACTATACTTGGCATCTTGGTCTAATCCAGCAAACCCATAACCATCATAGACATAAAATTTGACCATCTTTTCACTCTTAATCAAATCTTCTGCGGTAAGATTGACCGTACGCCGAACTAACTTGGACAATTCATTTAATGTTTGGCGCAAATCGTAATTATACAATTCACCATCCAAAACTGCATTAGGATGTTTATCAAAGAATGGTTTAAGAGCATTTTCGATATGAGGAACGGCAAGATACTTCTCACCCTTGCGAGTGAACAAACCATATTTAGTAGCAACACAACGATTGCCATTAAACTTAACTTGAATACCCCAATTACTCTTGGTAAAATCAATCTTGTCAGAATAATCCTTGTATTTCTTAGCCAGCATAGGCTCAACATACTTACAGGCAGTAGAAACATCACCAATGGTCTTAGTATAATCAGTTTTCAACTTCTTTTTATACTTGGCTTCAACTTCCTTCGTGGCTTGTTCTGTAACTGTATCGGAGTTTTTAGCATCATCAACAACAGTCCAAGACGATGTAACTTGATTATCCGAATCTTTAACTCCAGAAATTGTGCGGTATTTATTACCTTGCTGTTCCATTTTCCAAGTGCGAATCTTGCCTGTGCTATCAATGCTGTAGAGCGTATCAAATACTTTATTCATTAGTTATTATTATAATCCTTTTATCTAAAATGTCAACTACTTTCGATTGGCAGTAATATGACGGTCAAGCAATTCCTTAAAAATTTGTGTGAGTACCACTTTAACTGCAAGTGGTTGATTATTAAACTGTTCCGGTGTATTGCCCAAATACGCATACACTGAACATGCCTCTTCCGTTGTAAGACTACCATCCATTGATGCCAATGATTTCAAGTTTTGGTAAGAAACATATTCTTCAAGATCCATATCTAGTTGATGATTAAGACTTTCCAACTTATCTTGAGGAAGATTTTTGGTTTTAATCTGTTCGGTAATCTTATCAATGGCAGTAATAATTCGGTTCATAACTAAGAGTATAGGGATTTTTATAATTAAGTCAACAGTTTATTCTGTAAAATCTTCCCAAGTTTCATCACGGTCAACACAATGATTTTTCCACAATCTTGCAAAGCAAGTACTTAAAGTGCATACATCATTGTAATGTTTTGAGTAACAATGGGTTATGAGGTCACCAATTTCGTTGGACAAATAATTATACGGTAATCCAGTTGAAGTATAGAGTGCTGAAATTATTCGCTTGTGATGACCATTTTCATCTTCAATATAAGTGTCTGTTGAAATTACAGATAGAACAGTTTTATTCTTTAGTATGTCATCCATATTGTAACTCTATCACTTCAGTTCTTTGGTGTCAATCTTTTTTGTTATTGTATAACCAGTGATATAAGTTTTACCATTGGTCATACCGTAATTCCAATTTACTATTTCATCATCTCTTAACATCACACTTACAAATTGACTATTGATAGCAGAATCGTGTGGTGCAGATACATTGTGGTAAGTATGTCGTTCTTCATTAATCATAATTGTCTGACTGGTTAGAGGTACTTATTCGCTTCGCTCATAATCTAAATAGTATTTTATTGGTTTCAAACGATAATTTTATTTCATTTACGAAAGAAGACCTTATTAAGTTAAACCATTACAACAATCTTAGACCATTGTGGACCAAGGATAATTTAAGTAGACCGAAAGATGGTTCTGATACAGTAAAACCATTATAACAAAATAATTTTCAACATACCATTTTTGTATGTAATATCATCAACATTTTCAAAGATAAAGTTGGTATTGTTATTATTGACATTATATACACAATACATATCAGTTATCTCATTGTAATCTAGTATGCCAATAACTTCTTCCCTCTTGGTGTCATCAATACGATAATCTAAAATTACAACCTTATCAAGATTTCGATGCAATTCAAGATTTACGGATGCTTCGTGGATATTATAAATGTTCATTAATATCTAATATACAATAAATATAATATCTGTCAACAAAATATAAGAGATATCTAAAAGATAGACGAAAAAATAATAGCAATGTTAGATTATCACAAAATTTAAGAAGCAGATTAAAAGATGCACTTAAAGAAAATTATAAAAATGGTTCTGCTGTTAGAGACTTGGGATGTTCCATTGAAGAATTGTGGTTAAAATTTGAAACAATGTTCCAGTATGGAATGTCCCGTGATAATTATGGTAGTGTTTGGGACGTTGACCATATTACACCTCTATCGTGGTTTAATCTTGAAGATAGAAATCAATTACTCGTAGCATGTCATTATTCCAACCTTCAACCATTGTTAAAATCTGAAAATTATAGTAAAGGGAACAGTTATTCGGGCTGATTAAGGACATCAATCCTCGATAGAAACCTAACCTTTGCCTTTACTTCGTTGATTGTCATTGGGCAATCTATAGTTTCTCCAGCAGCATTAGCACCCACAACAATACCATTTCCAGCAAATGGCTGGTGAGCACCCCGATATTCAAAGAAATGATTATATTTGAATAGTCCCTCTTCGTCAACAAACACATCAACTTCCTTACCATTCTTTTCATCACGAGTGGCAGTTTCAATATATCCACCGACCGCTTTCTGTAAATCCCCTAGTCCATTAACAATGGTTTCGGTGATGGTGCGGTTGAATACGTCAATCAGAATTGCTTTGTTTGGTTTCATAGTTATAGAATACTCTTTATTATAATTAAGTCAAGGAAAATAATAAATGGCGCGGTAATTGATATTAGTAGGTTTTGCTGGCCATTCCTGTCCTACTTTCAACCCATTCGCTATTACAGCGAGATGCGTCAAAGTTGGAGATTTCATATATAACTATTATCCCCGTTAACCCAGTTGATAATGAAATCCATTATTCCAACAAACATTTATCAACCAAATCACGGATAAGCCAGTTAAGGTGTAACTGGCAACACTACCGTTTACACCACAGGGTAATCATCAACAAGTATAACAGAACCACCCTTAATTACCAGATATCCACCTGTATTAATGCCTGCTCCTTGCAATTCGTAAAAAATTTCTGACGTTATTTCACGGGGTCCATCGGGATTGCCACCGATGCTACCACACAGAGACATCAATGCAGTAGCTTCTTTTATTGACAATACCAAATTCAATTCAATGGTTGGCGGTGGCGGAGTTACTGGTTTCAGTGTATTTTTCTTGGCTTTAATAATCATACTTTGTCCTATTTATTTACTGTTAACTATCTTTTTTATATCACCCAATTGGTTCTTAAATTTGGACAATTCTCGGATATTGTCATTGTATTGGAGAAACAACATATCATAAGCACGCAAAGCATTGTGCCACAATTTATCATATCTATCACTTTGTTCCAATACCAATTTCAGTTCATCTCGCAATTTGTTCCGTTCTTTTGTAAGATGTGCAATTTGCTTCTTCAGTTCGGCAATCTCAGACTGATGCGTTGCTTTTAATGCAATACAATCCTTTGTCATTCGGTCAAGTGTAGTGTTATCTTGATTGGGCAAAATATAAGACACATTGGGATTCGGAGAAACATTAATCTTGGTTCTCCGAATCATTGTGTACGAACTAAGGACACCAAACGGCAATCCATTATCAGATTCGGGGTTTTTTTGCCACTCCCCGCTGGAATTGAAAAACCAATCTGTATCTTGTTGACAATCACCATCAATAAGGTTGCGCCATCCAAAAGGAATATTAGTTGTTTTCATTGTGTTTATTATATCTTATATTATGGATTTGTCAATGATTAAAATGAGAGGTCAACATTTCCACCGATTCGTTGCCAGTTTGTATTTCCAAGACCCTCAGACCACCCCAATCCAATGACGCCATCTTTATCAGACTGACTCACAACATCAACCATTGTGCCTGGGGGAGTAGACACGTAATTCGATTCACTATCAACGTCTTGAATGGAAACTCCAAGACGGTCAGTGAACATTAGAAAAATTGAATCATTCTTCCTGCAATGATATAATGCAGGAAATCCAACATCGGTATTCGTTTCAACTGGAGAGTATTTAATTTTCATTGTGTTTATTATATCCTGTGTTTAAATTAAAGTCAATACTTATTAATCAAATTAGTGTTTGTGATAGGAAATATTGAACACACTCTTATTCCAACATTTCCGACAATCCAAACATTTGCCCCCTTGTTTCGGTGCAACACAATTATATTTGTCACCTGTGCTAATCGTAGAAGTGACAACACCAAGTTTCCTTGCCATTTCCGTGGGTGCTTCACCATCAACTTTAATGGCAGATAATCGAATAGTTAAATTGGCAGGAAGCTGATTGTCAACTAGGAAATCACTAACCATCTGATATTCCCTAGTAGGAACCCAATGCTTAATCTTTGGTGTCTTTTTACAGACCTCAACAATGTTTTTAAGCATATCAACCGATTGTAAATCCCCACTATCAAACCACCTAAAGTAACCCGACTTTTCAACTTGGTTAATTGCATCGGCCATAGCATCAACCCATTGTGGGTCATTCAGTTTCTTAAACCGACGTTCCAAAGCATTTTGAACAACTGGAAATACATACCGACCTTTGAGAGCATAGCAAAAACTACAGGCCGTTCCCTTCACCTTGCGAAGAATACTCCCAACCTTGCAGTATTTGGCGGGAATTGAAAATCCGTGGCAGGGCATTTTACTCGGCGCAGAAAATCCACCGACAATATCGAGAGCAACATTTTTCTTAATCATATTGTTACTATTATACAGACATTTTATAATAAGTCAATAGTAAATTGATGAATGGCGCCGACCAGCGATTTGAATGGGTGTTATTAATTAAATAAATGTATACTCTTTACTTAATATTGTTGTTATGAGTATCTATTGTGGTTTTCTTTTGCGGATTACCACTAACCCTTTATTAGCAACTACTTACTACTCACCATCACCAAAATACCCATAATCTTCATCGTATTCTTCATCGTAATCTTCATCGTAATCTTCATCGGTTCCCCACCCTGCACTTGCCAATGTATCCGCATCAGCTTCAACGTCGGTCATGTTGTCATCGTTATCGGTGCCATCGCCCATCTCAATACCAAGAGGGGTGTCGGTCATATCGCCATCCTCATGGTCATTATTGGTATTAACCATCCACTGGTCGCCATTGATAAATCGTTGGCGTTCAGCTGCTTCAAATTTTGCCTGTTCGATGGGGTCAAAGGGCACTTCCTCACAACTCACTGTTCCCAACTCGATGATATCGTTTGTGTTCATAATTAAAGAGTATACCGATTTTTATAATTATGTCAATGGATATTTATAATGGCGCGTCGAGTATTATTTAATACTCGATAGTTTGTTACATATCCTACCCGTTATCAATCACACCACTTATTTTGTTTGTCCATGTAAGAAAGAATGGTGAACGATATGGTGTTAACACTGAATAACACCCCTTCAAATCCAATGCCGTATTCAATTTGGCATGGTCTAATAGTGCATAGACCTTGTCGACTTCCTCTTGGGTTTCAAGAATTACTGTTACTGGAAAGAATTTCTTCTGTTGTGTTGCTTTCATTTTATTTTCCTTTTATACGGTTAACCAACTAATTCTTCTGTGATTGCTTCGGTTACTTCTTCATCAACAATTTCGTAACGACTGATGCCAACACTCGGTGCTTCTCGTCGTTTTTGGATTGGCGATACTGATACGATTGTATATTCATCTGGATGAACACCCATTTCTTGAAGTGCTTCTAATCGAGAACTATCAATTAAACTTCCTGTGATACAACAACGATATTCTTTTTCATTCATATTTAATATAATACTACATTCCACACTATTGTCAACAAAATAAATTGATATTTTTGAACTTTTATCGAACTTTTATACTATTTATTAATATGGGAAGAAAAAAGATATACACTACACCAGAAGAAAGGTTGATGGCCAATAGAAGGAAAGGAATGAAGTTCTATTGGAAACATTGTAAAGAAATTAAGAAAAAGAATTTGGAAAGATATTATGAAAATAAGCGGAATCTACATGATTCTAAACAAAGTTAATAACAAATGGTATGTTGGATCGTCTGTAAATATTTTGCGGGAAAGGTGGCCACATCACAAGTCTGCGTTACGATATAACAAACATCATTGTAAGCATTTACAGAATGCATGGAATAAATATGGGGAAGACAATTTTGAATTTCATGTTGTAGAATTGAACACAGAACATATCCGCGTCACTGAACAAAAATATATTGATTACGGTAAATTCAATTGTAGGGGTATGATGTATAATACTTCAGAAGATGTTAGAAGGCCGACACTAGGTAAAAAACAATCACTAGAAACGATTGCAAAAAGGATACGACATCAAAAAGGAAAACCTCTTTCTGATAATCATAAACAAAATTTAAGACTGGTAAAAATAGGGATCCCACTAATTAATATGCGCGGAAATGGAAGCACAAGATCAGATAAAAAAATTTATGAATTTAGGAATTTACTAACAGAAGACACGTTCATAGGAATTCGTTCAGATTTTGCTAGAAAATATAACATAAATTCATCAAAATTGTGCGGAATTATTACCAAACGACGAGTTCATTATAAAGGATGGATTGTCACTAAAATCGGTGATGTTTGTCTTCCATTTGTTTTAAAAGATGGTTGGATATATGATAAAGAGCGCAAACGTTTATACAAATCATCAATTGGGGAAAACAATCCAAAATATAATCACAACATTTATACTTGGCACAATAAAGAAAAAAATTTAACCGAAATGTGTACTATGGAAAAATTATATACGAAATATGGATTACATCGAGATTGTGTTAGAGGATTATTGAACGGAAAACAAAAAACAGCATTTGGGTGGACAGTATGCACATTTAACTTCATTCATAATTTATTTCCTTTTGTAAGATAATACCACGGAAACTTCCAATATCAATACTTTTCGTACACTGTTTCTAAGCGACCCCTAAACTTTCTTTTGTACTTATTTTCGTAAGCATCATCACCCACAAAATTATAAGGGGTATTGTGAAAGTCATTATTAAATGATGGGCATGGACAACTAACTTTACCTGTGATGGATGCGAGCAATCCCGCTTCTTCTTCTGATAAGATAATGGTAATAGTTTTGGGCGTGACAATTTTAACTGTTACTTCATTAATTTTTGTAATCATTGTGTTATTATATTCCTTTTCGTTAGAATGTCAACAACTAATCTTATAAATCCATTGATTCGCGGATTGGGTGCATAATTTCGTGAGCAATATATTCATCATATCTCCAGTTGTGGTCTGACTTTTCAAGAATATAATGAATCCAACCAGACACTTCTGACATTTTAGTAAATGTGAAATTATATTTGTCTTTATTACCACGCCAAAGACTACGAGCAGCACGAAATGTTTTAATCTTCTTTTGATTCTCAGGCGAATTTAGTGCTGCGAGAAATGAAGTTGCCCACTTATCATTTTTCATAACTTATCCAATCACGTTAGCAACCATTACCAACAAGACAATGAAATATGCGTAGGTCTTGTAATAATTTTCGTTCCAATACTCGAACAATGGGTCGAGTAAATAATTAACGTCTGCTTCGAGTGAACTGATAATTGCTTCGGGTGTTAGTTTCATATTAGTGAGAGTATATCAAATTTTATATTGGTGTCAATGAGAAAGAATATTAAATTACTTCAATTCCCTTACACAACAAAATTCCAACGATAATACCTTGAACGTAAGTCACATACCCATCAATATGTTTATGACTATTTGCAATTTCAAGAATAGCAGTTATGTAATAATTCCGCTCATTAAAATCAACACTTACTAACTTACCACCAGCACCCTCAATATGTGCATTGATTTTATCTTGAATACTCTTGGTAACACCAGCATTAAGATTTTCACCAAGTTTAATATAAATGGTATATTGTGCGGGTGGAAAATGATATGGACAGTTATTACCATCCATCGGCTTACAAATACATTTGGTGTCTTTCATAATTCAAACATTCTACCACTTTTATAATTGGTGTCAAGTTCTAAACTGTAGTATTAAATTCTTGTGCAATTTCAAGTGCGGTTTTCATATTATCCATTCCCCAATAATCCACAAAATCGTTTTTCCATAAAGATTCCCATTTTAATATATCGCCAAATGTTAATCTGTTCCTCAGTCAATTCACAATCAAATTCTAATGACAAAATCCATCGAGTAAATGATTCTTGTTTATATGAAAAGAAACTCCAAACTTTTCGTGTTTCATCATTTCGTGAAGACTGAACAATTTTAATTGGTAACGGAATAACTGAAAGTGCCTTACCACCATCATTAGTAGATGGATTCGCCTTATAACATTGAACCATATCAGTAATAGAACCAATCAACTTACGATTAAT